CGTTCATAGCGACAATCGAGGGCAATTGCGACTTGAAGGCTTGCGTCAAATCGAGCTTGTCATCCAACCGCCGCAACAAATCCTTGGCCAGATAGTTAGGATCAATTCCGGGGATTTGAATAAGCAGCGGATAGATGCGTTGCGCGTTCGCCACCTCTTGCGAGGCGTTCGGGCGTCCCATGCTGCCGGCTTCGACTTCCAGCAGGATTTCCTGCGCGATGTCGCCGCGCGTAAACTGCGGCCAGACCGCGCCCTGCCCGACCACTTTCTGCACGGTTGGCTGCGATACTTCCGCCATCAGGATTTGACCGCCGTTGCGCGCCAGCAGCGTCAGCAGGTCATTAAGATCGTCGATGTTCGACCCCATGCTGGTCATGCGCGAGCCTTCGGCCACTTGCGTCTGCGTCGCGGTGGTGTCGGAGGTGCCGCCCAGATTGGCCTCTTGGATGCCGGTGGTGCGAAGAATGTCCTCGTACACCGGATTGACCTCGTACAGATTGTTGTCGATGCCCGGCCCGGCGTAGGCCTGCAACAATTGCTTCACATCTTGGTTGGGCTGCAAGGCGTTCAACTCGACCACGTCATTGGCCTTGCGTTCCGACAGCTTGGTTAAGTCCTCCTCCTCCATCGAACCGGCCACCACGGCGGTGAACGGCCGCGCGGCGATGCGTTGCTCCTTCAGCCCTTCACGGCAGCGATTGTATTCAAGCTGCATGTCGCGGATGAGCCGCACGTCGGAGGGCGGGAAAATTTCGGTTTCATGGTCGCACTCGTTAAAGATGAGCGCGTACCAAGGATAAAATCGCTCATTGTAGATTTCGGGTGAGGCCGGTTCACGCAAAAAGTCGGTGTAGCCGTCGCACACCTCGTACACCAAGCCGTCCTTGCGGCAGTAAATCTGCCAGACCGAACAGAAATCGCACTGGCGGTCGGCGGCCTTACCGGCTTCGCGCCACTCGTAGCCGGCGAGCATTTCGCGCGCCATCTGCACCGGGTCCGGTCCCTTCAGATCGTAGCGCGTGTAGGACGTGTAACTGTCACCGACATCGACGCCGTAGATTTCTTCAATTTCGTTGGGCGTGAGCATGAACTGCTCGCACACCCAGTCGCTGCCAAGGAAATTGCGTAGCTCGATGGTCTTGGTGTCGGGGATGATGTTGGTGGAGAGCGGATAATCAAAGGTCAGACCTTCGCGCGCGACGAATTCCGACTCCTTCGCCATGTCGTTAATCATCAGCCGCAACTGTTCGGCCTCCTTGCTGTCGGGTTCGCTAATGTCGTCGGCGATGTCGGCGGCCAGCCGTTCCATGGTGGCAAGGCGTTCGGAGGCATCCGCAATGCCCTTTTCCAGATCGGGGCGCTTTTCCATCACCCGCTCAAAGCCGAGCTTCACATAGCCGACGCCGGTGGTGATGGTGCGCCGCACGACAAGCTTCATCATCGACTTGAACGGGTGCGGCTGGTCGGAAACATTATAGGAATACAATAGCTCCAAGGTTTTCCCCAGCTTGTCGAGCATGGCGTTTTCGGCCTTGACGCGCGCCGCGTCCTGCATCACCGCCATGGCGCCCTGCGCCGCGCCCAGCATCTGCGGCGTCATGCCGGAGCCGGTCATCTGCGCCTGCTGTACCATCTGCGCGCCCGACGCCATCAGCGATTGCAGCGTCGATTGCGATTCATCCCACACCGTCGCGTTCATGCGTTCACGCCGCTTGGCCACTGCCTTGGGATTTTTTGCGTACAGGAACGCGGTTTTTTGCGCGACCAGCCGCAGCGTCAAATTGGCCTTATAGCGCTTGTCGGTGTCGTCGCGCGACCACTGATGACCAAAGGCAAAGTCTTGGTCGTCAAGCATGCGCTTGAAAGCTTTTTCCCAGTGCGTCTTGGCGGCCTTGACGCGGCCGGTCCATGCCGCCACCAGCGCCTTGCGCTGGTCGGGCGGGTCGGGCGCGTCGCGCGGAATGTGGTCCTTCTCTGCCGCAAGCACCACGGCTTCCAGCGGATTGACGGCGCTTTCATCCGGCGTCACGCCGTCGAGCGGTGCGTTCGGGTCTATAGCCATCCGTCGAGGTTCCTTTTGACGCGATCAAGCCCCTCTTGCTTTTTGGTCTGTGCCCACAAGGCGCGGAATGTCCCCTCTTGCGCCATTGGTTTTTCCGGCTTCTGGCGGTTGCGCGGTCGCATCTTGGCCAGACCCAGACCGACGAGCGAGAGCGTATCGACAAAATCGTCCTTGGCGCCCATGGGGAATTTCAAAATCTGGTCCTGCGCCTCTGCCCACCAGCGGCAGAACACCGGGAAGTGAACCATTTTCATGGCGCTGCGCGCTTGGATGGCTTGCGCGCGCTGCGTCTTGTCAACCGCCGGCGCAATCGGGTCCATGGCGCAGAACACGCGCTTTTCCAGCATGCGCTTGCGTAAGAAAGGCCCGATTGACTTGGTGATGGCGCCGGCTTCCGCCCACCAGAATTGCGGTTTGTATTTCTCAATCAGCAACAGCATGCCTTCGACGGCGGTGTGGCTGTCCACCCGCATCCACACCACGTCGGGCATGATCCAGACATTGTCGGCGACATCGACGCCGACCACCATCAGGCAGGATTTGTCGCCCTGCTTGTTCAATGTCACCGCGTGATCGGAAGCGCCGTAGAAGCGCATTTCGTCGAACGCCGGCAGGTCGCGCATGGAATTGTAGCCGACCAAATCCTTGGCTTGGAAAAATGCACCGTCGCGCGGTGACGGCTGGCCCTGATAAAGCGCCATGAAGCCGCGCGGGTCGGAGGCGCGAACTTCTTCAAGATATTTTTCATCAAAGCGTTCCGGCCACAACGCCTCACCGGGCGCGCGTCCCAGCACGTCGTTATCATCCGCCAGCGCCGGCAGGTCGATGGAGCGCCAGCGCGTTGCTTCTTCATGGCTGTAATACGGGTTAAGGGGATCGGTGAGCCGGCCTACAAGATCGTCCTCGCTCCACCGCGTTTGAATCATGGTGATGGTGCCGACCTTGTTCATCAGGCGGGTTTTCAAGACTTGGTTGTACCATTGCCAAAGCTTGTCGCGGATGAGCGGCGAGTCGGCTTCCTCGCGGTCCTTGATGGGATCATCGAGCAGGATGGTGTGGGCGCCGCGCCCGGTGATGGCCGAGCCGCGACCAACGCAGAACACAACACCGCCTTCGGTGGTTTCGATGCGGTTGACGGCGGCCGATTTCTTTTTGATTTCGACCTTGGGAAACACCTGCTTGTATTGCGGCGTCTGCATAATGTCGCGAATCTTGCGGCCCAAGTCCCAACTGTAATGCTCGTTATAGGTGGCGACGATGATCGAGCGTTCGGGATGGCGGCCGATGTACCACGCCGGGTACATATTCGACGCCAGCGTGGTCTTGCCGGCGCGCGGCATGATGGAAATTTTCAGGCGGCGGATTTTCCCCTTTTCCACCTCCTCCAACGCCACGCCGATGACGCGGTGAAATTTCTGCGGTGTGTAAACCGAATAGGTCGCGTCGTCGGAATTTTCCGGGTCCGGCATCATTAAGCAAGTGAAGTCGATTAAATTATCGCGCGCCTTCAGGATGGCACGTTTACGTTTGAGCAGGACCAGATGGCGCGCACTCACTTCGCTATCCCTTCGGTCGCCCGACCGGATTCGGGTGTCTAGTGACGTGCTGCGGCACCACTATCTTTTTCGGCGGGCCGCCGGTCATCGGACGCGACGCCGCGTTACGCGGCACCGGCGGCACCGGCGCCTGTTGCTGCACCATACCGGGCGCCGGCGATGAATGATGCGTGTAGGCATCCTGCGTGTTCGACACCTGCGGCGGCGGCCCCGGCGGTGGTCCCGGTGGCGGCAGCGGCCCGCTCGCCTGCGGCCCCGGCGAGGCGGCCTGCGTGTCGGATGGACTGGGCGGATAGAGCGGCGCGTTCGGGATGATCTTGACGCCCGGCGGCGTTTTCGGTGGAGGGAATGCCATAACGTTTTCCTTTCACTGACACCTCAGAATGTTTTGCTCATCATACGAGCAACGGCAGCATGGCTCCGGTAATTTCCCCCAGTCGAAACCCGGCGCGCGGCAGGATCATCTGCACAAGGATGAGGACGCACACCAAAATGAAAATGACCCAGATGATTTGCACCACCTTCGGCGGCAGCGCGATGCCGACAACGGTGCCGAGCACCCAAAGGATCAAGTATATCGCGAGTGCGAGCAGGCAAATATAAATCAGTCCATATATGACACCTTCGATCATGTTAGTGCTCCTTTGGTTGCGGCATGCACTTGCTGCGTTGCGTCGCCGGGATCATCACGTTGCCGGTCGCCGGCGTGATCGGGGAATCAAAGCCGGGACCGCCAGCGCCCAGCACGTCGCCACGGCAATCGGTGCGGCGCGCAAGATCGTAGAACATGCCGACCACCGGGATTGCGGCGATGGTGACGTTTGCGGGTTGCTGCGACGGCGCCTGCTTGTGAATGACAACGTGATGGCGTTTGGCATCGGCGGCCGTGATCGCTGCCAGCAACACCACGATGGCGGCCAGCGCACAGAGAACCGTTTTCATGCGACCTCCTCCTGCGTTCTGACGAAAGGAAAAATAACTTCGACTTCGTCATCGGTTTCGATGCCAAGGTATTCCATCAGGCCAAGGCTGATGTCGGCAACGCGGCCGGTGTTTTCGTTCGGTCCCCAGTCCGCCGGCCATGCAAGGAATTGCCGGTCGGTGCCGGGCGCGCGCACAAGCGCGACGTAGTCCATGCTGGCCAGCATCGTTTTGGGGAATTCGTCGTAGTTCCAGCGCATCGCGATGAACGGCACCGAACTATTGAGGCGGCGCGCCAGCCCGCTGGTGCCTTCCGGCTGCACCGCCAGAAACAGATGCGGCGCCGTGTAAATGTCATAGATGAAGGCAAGCCCTTCATCGGGCGTAACCCCCATGTCGGTCGGGCCGCCGAACCAAGACACCTTGCCGACAACGTTGAGCGTCATGGTAGCGCCCTTCCGATAACTTCCTTAAACAGCATTGATTTGCCGTTGCCGTTTGGCCCTTGCCGACAATCGCGGATGTCCGTCACCAGCTTGCTGATGAGTTCAAGCTGCGTCTTGCTGCGTTCAGTGACGTTGTTTGAAATTTCGCCAAGCACATAAGCTGCCAGACCCAGAAAGCCGACGTTGACGATGAGCAGCGCAATCGCCAGCGGCGTAGATTTCATCGCCTCGATGGCGCTGCTGGCGACCTTGCCCGTTACCTCGACCGGCATGCGCGGTGTTCATTCCTTTTTGGTTGGCGGCGGCACATAGGGATCGGGCACGCCACCGTCAGCGAGCCATTGTTCGTACTCAGCACGATCACGGTTGGCGGGATCGTTCGGAATGAATGCCTGATCGGCTGTGCGGATGACGACATCGTTTTGTGTGAGTTGATAGTCTGACATCACAGCCTCGCGTCCATAGTCAGGGTCGTTAAAGCGCGTGTTGCCTGATATACAAACGGGCTAATTGCGCTTGGGCCGTTGATAGTGAACCCCGTACCGCCGCCGGTAAAAGTTGGTATAACTCTCATTTCAGGCGCTAAAAAAATTGACTGACCGGCAACTGCCACATCGACAACGCAAGTCATTTTTTGAAAATACCGCTTGCACGTCACCAACTCCTGATCGTAACTCCGCATCACATTCGGCGACTGTGCGGCGGTCGGAGCTTGGGTGCCGGGGAGGACGACAAGACCAGTGAGATACATATAATCGGTTGTCGAAGCTACACCGTTGGTCGTTCCCGTAACCCCAAGATAACCACCAGACACCCACGCATTGGCTGGCGCGGTTTGGCCGCTGCCACACATCAGGGCAATGGAGACAGTCAATCCAATCGTATTGTCTTTCGCCCATGTGCCGGTGGTGTCGCCGGGGATGCTGACGGTTTTGTATTCCCACGCTCCTACGGCATTCATCGTGAATGAGAACGGATATGCTCTATCGGCGGCACCATTTCTTATTGATCCAGAAAACGCGCCGGTTCGATTTGTGGCAACCCAAAAGCTGACCGTTATCGGCTGTGCGGCTGCTGTCCCCCAAGCCAATCTGCTAACTCGATAACCTTCGATAGGCTGATAAAAGAAACAATAGTTTCCGGCTGCCGGGCTTGCATTGGCCGTGCTCACGGAAACGTAGGCAGATTTAACAAATCCGGCAGGACCATTTGGTTGCTGCGATACCGGCAGCACTTGAGCACCACTTGTTCCCAGCATCCAGCCATCAAGAATGTATTTGGTGCTACTCACCACCACGGCAGAAGTGCCATTCTCCTGACTGACCTCCATTCCGCCGTTGACCTGTATGCCACTGTACGCCATCGCATCGAACGGGGCGTAGATGACGCCGCTGCTGCTCGACACCGCCCACTTTTCGCCGTCCCATTTATAGACCGGCTGACCGACCACCGGCGGCGATGGATAAAGCTGGCCAATGCTGGGTGAAATGGGAAAATCTAGCGCCATGGTCAGGCTCCTCGCGATTTTTTGCTGGTTGTTTCCGGTGCAGGTTTTGCCGCGCTGCTTGTCGCAGGATCGGGCGTGTTGCCTTGCGCCAGCCACGCTTCATACTCAGCACGATCACGGTTGGCGGGGTCGTTCGGAATGAACGCCTGATCGGCGGTGCGGACAACGATGTCGGTTGTGGTGAGTTGATAGTCTGCCATTAGAGCCTCGCGTCTGCGACCCAGTGTGCCGACAAAAGATAAGTTGTTCCTGACGCAATTTGTGCTGTAATCATCCCGCCGCGCTCGTTGATAGCAAGGATAGTAGCGGGCCAAGGACCGCTTTGTGAATTGTCCCAAACCGTCCCTGCTGTTCCGTTCGTCGTTCCATAAGATGTGAGAGTTGGTGCTGCTCTTTTCGGAATGAACTGCATCCCAAGCCCAACGGTAGTTGTTACAGGGACACTCGCTCCATAATATATAGCCGCACCACCAAGACCTGTGGCCGTTCCGGGCCTTACCGCATAAGGATAACTCTTTTCATAGTATCGTTGGCACATCAGCAATTCCTGATCGAACGGCCGCATCACATTCATCGACTGTGCGGCGGTTGGTGCTTGATTGCCGGGGAGGACGGTGACGCCGGTCATAATGAAATAATCAGAAGTCGCGGCAACGCCGTTGACTGTTCCAGTTGCCCCAAGCTGAACAGTCGAACTCCAAGCCCCGGCCGCACCCTGATTGTTGCTCCCAGACATAATGGAAAAATGAACGGCCAAACCAATGGAATTGTCCGCCGTCCACGTCCCGGCAGTATCACCGGGTATGGTGACAGTGAAATACTGCCAAGCGCCGGATGTGGTGTAGTTGAACGTAAATATGTAGCCACGGTTTGCAGCGCCGTTGCGAACGCAGCCAGAATAAAGGCCAGTGCGGTTTGCGATCAGCCAAAACCCGAGCGTAATCGGTTGTGCCGCCGCCGTCCCCCAAGCAAGGCGCTTGATACGGTAGCCCTCAATGAACTGACGGAGCGTGCAATAGTCTGCTGCCGCCGGAGTTGGGTTTGCTGTCGTCACCGCTAACTGCAAGCCACTGTTTAGACCGGCTAAGGTTAAGTCCACTCTTTGAGTGCAAGAAAGGACATGCGCGCCGGAGGAGGCGATATTCCAGCCGTCAACAATGTATTTTACACCAGTAGGGACGGACACGGAGACAGCCCCATTCTCCTGACTGACCTCCATACCGCCATTGATCTGCATGCCGCTGTACGCCATCGCATCGAACGGTGCGGCGTAGATGTTGGCCCTCCCCTGTTGCTGCTGCGGCGCCGTCAGCGACTGTGCAGTGTCGTAGCGCACAACGGTACTGTTGAGCGCGTAGGCGGACGAATCCGGCACCGCGAACGCCGTCACCCATTGCGTGGTGTTGCCGTCGTTGTAGCGCACATAGAGCGTGCCGGTGTCGCTCTCCCACCACATCGCATTGTCAACGGCGCCCGCCGGCGCGTTGTCGGAAATAAGAAGTGCCGGGCGGCTATCGACGTATTGCTTGGTGGCGGCCTGCAAATTGGTGGACGGATTGCCCGACAGCGTCAGCAGTCCGGTCATCGTTGAACCAGCCTTGGCGACGTAGGCATTGTTGGCATTGGTGACGGCGCTGGCATCGGCGGCGGTGAAGGCGGCGGTGACGGCGGCATCGCCTGCGTCGGTATATTGCTTGGTGGCGGCGCCCAGCGGCGCGGTCGGATCGCCCGATAACACCAATGGTCCGGTCATGGTGTCGCCGGCGGTATCGACGGCTTGGCTCTGGTCGAGATAGACCGCCCAGTTGGTCGCGTTGAAGGCGCCGGGACTGACCGCAACCTTGGCGCGGTAGAGCACGCCGGCGTTGATGACGAAGTCGCCGATGGCGTATTGCGCGCGCGCATCAAAGAAGCGCACCGCCAGCAGCATCAAGGGATTGCCGAGCGAACCGGCATTGGCGTCGCCGACAACGATCTGCCGGTTGGCGGTGTTGACGGCAATCTCACCCGGCTCGATTGGCGACGGGAACGGAGTGGCCGGGTTGGACGTGCGCTGGTGCCGATAATGCGAGGTCATAATCTCAGTCTCCTATGTCGGTCGGTGCCGACTGATGAACCGGCGGTTTCTTTTTGTTGGTCGGTGTCTGTGTCACCGACTGCGTCGTCGTCTGCACTGGCGGCGGTGGATTGTTGCCGTCGTAAGCATCCTTGATGGTGTGGGCGCGATTGTTGCCGACCAGCGCGCCGCCATACATGCGCACGACGTTGTCGGGCGTGTCGGGCGGCAAGCCATAGACCGCCGCGAGCTTGGAACGCGGCGGTGTATTGGGTTGCAGCGGCAGTTTGCCGGGCCACTGATCCATCAGCCAACCTTGTCGCCGCCCGGTGCCGATTCAGGGTTGGGTGCCGGTGATGGGCCGGTTGGCTGGCTCATCGGGTCAACCGCCGGCACCGTCTTTGGCTTGGGTGCGTTCGGCGTCGATGTCGGCTTCTTGTTGTCGTCGTGGTCGTCTTTATGTGTCGTCATTTTTTTTTCTCCTCCGTTTGGTGATGGACTTTGTCTTGATGACCTTCTTTGCCTTGCGCTTTTGCTTCGGCATTACTCGCTCCTGTTTTGCTGCGTGTCGCAGCGGTGAACGTGAAGGCGAGTTCGTTGGAAATCGCCGAGCCATTGCGGACATTGACCGCAACGTCATCGGGATTAACGAACAGCGAACACTTCACGATGGTTGAGACTTCAGTCGGCGATAAAAATGTGGTCGGCTCATCGAGGCCGCCGAACATCAGCACGGCGTTCGGCATGTAGCCGTCGCCGGTCACCACCAGAGTTACATCGCTTGCATCACCGGCTACTGCTGTTGACGGTGATAAAGAGGAAATCACTGGTGCCACGTCCGGCACCGGTGCGCCGGGATCGACCGGCTCGCCGTCGATAAGAACACTACCCGGCACGTCCGAGGTGACGCGCACCGTCACCGGCCCGGTGATGTCGGCCACCTCGCCGTCCGGCACGTCGATCTTGGGCGAGTCGATGGGCGTACCGGCGACCGATACGGTGGTGGGCGTGCCGCCAACGATACGCAAATAAGCCGGGCCGCTGACGGCGGCGGTCGAACCTTCCGGCACTTCGATGCGGACCATGATTGTCCTCCCTAAAACGTTCCGGCGTCGATGATGGACGGCAGCAGGTTGGCCGGGATCGGCGGCAACAGGCTGACCGGGATCGGCGGCAAAATGAGCGTGCTGATGAGGCCGTTGCCGGCGGTTTTGACCATGCGGTTGGCGTCGAGCGCGGTGTTGCCGGACGGCGTCACGATAGCGATGGGATCGGCGAAGTTGGCTTCCGGGATGCCAAGCTGGCGCATCTGTTCGTCGCGCAGCGTGTTGGGCGACACAACCTTGAGGCCATCGGTCCCGGCCGCCATGTCGGCGTCGGTGGCCCAGTCGATGGTGGCGCCGCCGCCGGTCGATTGCGCGGCGAATATGGTCGGGATGGCATTGTCCTGCGGGCGCGGTGTCTCGGTGGTGAGCACGGTGTCGGAAATGGCGTTGACGGTGGTCGGCACCCAGCGGGCGACGCGCGCGTTCTGTGTCATGGCGGCGCCGTCCCCGGCTGGAACCAGACCATCCAGATGTGGGCGTCGGCGGGAGGCGCCACGCCGAAATGCACGTTGTTGCCGGTGGCCGTGAAGTCCTTGCCGGCTTCCTGAATGACGCCGTCCTGCGACAGCGCCAGTTGCGCGCCGGTGCCGACATTGGCATCGACGATGGCGCCAACGGCGTTCTGATATTTCAGCGGAAAATTCTGCGTGGTGCCGTCCGGGGTGATGGGCTGAATTTTCCACGCCAGCACCGCGCCCGGCGCCACGTTTTCCGGCGGCACCAGCAAGTCCCACTGCACGACGGAACCGGCGGCGACATCGCCGGTGAGCGTCAGTTTGTTGGCGGCCTTGTCGATTGCAAAGTCATGGCCCTCGACCAGCTTGACGCCGTTCAAGTGAACGTCGGACGGCGAAGTGAGCACCGCCGGCGCCATGCCGTTGTCGTCGGCGCCTGAGAACACGGTCTGGCCGTTGGTGGCAGCGGTGTAGACGAAGCGGGAGGCGTAACCGTGCGCCAGTTGCGAGGACGGTATCCACGCGATGCCGTTCCAGACGTAGAGCAGGTCATCGGAGGTGTTGAAATAAAGCGAGCCGGGCGGGATCGGATTTGGCGCGTTCATGCCGTTGTCGGGATTGACTTCGCCCGGCAGCGGCGGCTCTGCCCAGCCGCCCAGATAGAACGTTGATAGCCCACCGACCAGTTGCTGGGCATAGATCGCCCACCACTTCGCCGACCACAGCCCCGCCATCTGTGAGCCATGCACCGGCTGGTAGTAGAGGCCGTGCGGCCATTTGGAACCGGCGATGTAGGCCGGCGCGTCGGCCGGGTTGACGACGGGACCGGCGAGGAATTCGGCCCACGCCAGCGCTTCGTCTTTTGCCGCGATGGCGTTGTCGGCCATCGCTTGGCTGTAGTTCGCCCAGTTTTCCGAATCGGTGGCGTAGGTGTCGGCGTCGTTGGCGGCTTTTGTGTTGGCGCCGCTGTGCTGCTCGATGATCTGGCGCAGCGCGTTCAAGCCGTTGACCAGTTCCTTGGCGACGCTGACGGCGGCTTCGGCATCCTTGGCATAGAGCGCGGCGTTCTTTTCGTACTCCTGCACGTTTTCGGCGGCGTGACGGATGGCGGCGCGCACCGGCTCGACCGTCTTGGCGATGGCGTCGGTCACTTCGGCGATGAAGTTGTGGCGGAAATGTTCGGGGCCGACACTCTGCGGCTTGAGCGTGCCGTTCGGCTGCCTGATTTCGGCGAGCGCGTCCTGCGTGGTCTGGATGGCTTGGGTCAGTTCGATGAACATGGCATCGAGGCGGTCGCCGGGATGCTGGTCGCGCGGGTGCGACTTCGTCCAGTCGGTGAACGAGAACGAGCGGGTGGGCCGCTTGATGATCGTCACGATTGGGTCAGTGAGGCTTCCGTTTTAGAACGCTGGAATGCCTAGAGCGTTGCGCTGCCGGCGCGTGACGAGCAGTGATGGTTTTTAATACACCCGTTGCCTGAAAACTGGAAGGTTAACGCGGACGCCGCCCGGACGGCAGCGGCTTCGGCTTGGGGCCGGTCGGGATGGCCGAGAGGTCGGCGATGGTCACGTCGAGCGCCTTGGCGATGCGGTCGAGCATGGCGACGGTGGGGTTTTCCAGTCCCCGCTCAAGCCGGCTGACGTAGGAGCGGTCGGCGCCTGAATCGGTCGCCAGTTGCTCCTGCGACAGCGCCTTTTCGACCCGGATGCGGCGCACGTTCCAAGCGATGCGTTCGTTGCCGTTCTTTTTCATGCTCACAGGGTGACATTGCGGGCTGTCTAAAACCATGTTCCTTAATGCCACCATTACACCTCCTTGCGCGCGAACTTTTTATGGCTTCACCCGGTGCTAAGGGTGCATTATACTACACCTATATAGCGAGAGGGTGAGAACAATGCCAAAGCTGTTTCCGATCCACATTGAAGTCGAGGAAATGTATGTCGGGCGGGTTTACCGGATGCTCGACAACATGGACGGCGTTGCCAAGATCGTGCTCACCGGACTGAGCGACAAGACCAAGCCGAACGGTCACGCCGAAGCGCGCAAGGGCACAGTGCGCGGACCTTACAAGAAATACGAAACCACCGGCGATGAAGCGCTGTTCAAGGCCATGCACGGCAAGCCGCCGATGACGGTGTCGCAGATGGCCGATAGCTTTGAAGCGATGGGCCGCTCGCCGGTGTCGGTGCATTCATTGGTCCACAAGCTGAAAAAGTCCGGTGATCTGGTGGCGCGCGAGGACGGCAGCTACGCGCTGGCAACAAAAGTGCGCGACCGCATGCGGCACAGGAAGGCTGCGAAGAAAAAAAAGTAAGACGGCGATGAAAAAGGGGTTTGATGATGGCAAGAACCTACATCTATCGCAGCTATCGCTTCATCGACAAAGACCCGGTGATTGATGCGGTGCGCACCGTGGTGCAGCAAGAGCGGCTAAAGAATTCCGCCGTGCATGCGGTGTCGGGTGTTGCCACCGCCACCTTGGACAACTGGTTTGATGGCCCGACGCGGCAACCACAAAACTCGACGGTGACGGCGGTCACGGCGGCGCTGGGTTATGCGCGCCACGATGAAATTACTGCGGACGGCCGCGTCGTGGTCGGCTTTCGCAAACGCAGGAAACTGGACTGGAAAGAAGAAGCGTTAAAGCAAGCGGACTGGGTGATTAAACACGCGCAGCCAAAAAAGAAGCGCGCGAAGAAGAAAAGCAATGGGCACGGCTGAAGCAAAGTCGGCCCTTGAAAGTCGGAAATGGCGTGGATGGAGCGGCGCATGTTGCTGGCTCTGCTGTCGCAGCGTGACAAAAGTTTGCCGCTGGACCGTTTCCGCGTGCGCGCCAAGGCCATGCTGGTGCGCCTTGAACGTGGCGGTGTGGTCGAGGTCAACGCGGTCCACGTTTCATTAACGCCCCACGGTGTCCTCATCGCTAGGCGGATGAAAAAACGCCGCGCACAGAAAGCCAAGGACGGCGCCAGTGGACATCGCGGTGTAGGCGACAAGGGCGACGTTGAATGAAGTCATGGGCAATGATCCCTGCCCCGGCGTTGTGTAGTTTAATCGCGTTGATCGGAAAGCGGTGGTGGGATGGTGGGGGGGTGGAATGTTTCACGGGCAACAGCGGTTAAGGAGCGGTTTATGAATGAACAGGTGAAGGCGGCCAGCTTTGTCAACGCGCTGGACCAGTACCTTGCGGCGCGCGAGGCGGTGAAGGACGGGGGTGGTGAAGTGTCATCACGTCGCGCCTATCTGGTGGCGATGACGGCGGCGCTGCTGAATGATCGCGGTGATGGCAAGTGAAGCTGGACATCGTGGAGCGGTTGATCGCGTACCGGGATCGTGTTGGGAGGTCGCGTCATGGCCGCGAACTGCTGGCGGATGCGTGCAATGAAATCATATTGTGGCGCGGTGCCATGATCGCGGCGCACCGGGCCTTGATGGCGGGGCGGGCTGATGCTGCGGCCAAGATCATAAAGGATACGATTGCAAATGCTCGGCCCGATTGATGCCGTCGATGTGGCGATTGGCGTGACGATGCTGCTGGTGATCGCGTTCGGTAGCTGGTGGGTGTTTGGATGAGCGAGGACGACAAAGAATACCAAGCCGACATGGACCTGATTGTGTTTTTGATCGGCGACAAGGTGGTGCGTAACGTGGACCTTGAAAAAGAGTTCGTTGATGCGGTGACAAAGTACGGTTCGTCAGTCAAAGCGCTCGCCGCACTGAAACGGAAGCGGCGATGATAAAACTCATTCAGCTTTTGACTATGAACGCGCACAACGAACGCGTGGTGTGGTTGAACGCCGCACACGTCATCGCGGTCGAGGACGATGACGGCCAGACGTGCATCACGGTCACAGGACCGTCAACGCTGTACGTCACCGAGAGCGTCGAGCGCGTGGTTGAACTGGTGAGCGCGGCGAAGTGACAGCGCTGTTTGAATTCAAATGCGACAGGTGCGAACAGACCATCGCACTGCCGGTGCAGTCGGTGATGTGGAAAATCCAAGTGCGATGTCCCGACTGCGTGAACAAGCAAGAGGCGAAAGTGTTTCACCGCCGAATGGATCGCATCGAGGGACACCTGAAGCAAACGGCGCGCGGCAGACAAGTGCTGCGAGAGTTGAAAACCAGATGACAGTCGAGGATCACATCAAGGCGGTCGAAAAACTTATCAATGAGTTTTTTGCGACCAATCCGACACCGGCCGACGCAAACAAATTTCTCACAACGCTTGGCTCAGACTTCGCCGTGATGCTGTACGCGATGCGCGAACGGTTTGGAAACGTGGACGGAAAATTTAGTCAGTGAGGGTTGCGGTCGCCAGCGTTCCTCAAGTCGGGGGGTGGGCAGGGGTCGGTTTTGATTTTTTAGAAAGCCTTGCAGCACAGTGATTAATACGTGCTGTATGCGACACAGTATCGGACGATGCTGTGTCACATCAATGCGCGCTTTTCAGGGGTTTGTTTGGGGACAAGCCGCACGCGCACTGATGCAACGTGTTATTGCAGCGCTTGTTAAAGGCCTTGCGTCAATTCTCTTTCGCGCTCGCTGCAATCTCAGAGTCTAATTCTTCTATGCTCATCGCTGCCGGCGCTTTGCTTCCATCGGCGCGCGAGTCGCTACCGTAGAATTCTGCAAGCGTGCGGCCGGCGCTTGCACGCGCCGATGCTGGCGCTTTGCGATCTTGCAGAATGGTCAGCAATTCTTCCCTAATTAAATCGCTGAGTGTCCTTGGAATTCCGCGCGGCATTTATGTAGTTTTTTAACCTTGTTAACGTGCGAGGTCTTAAACCTCATTCGCTTTTGGCCGCCATGCTTATTACAAAAACGCGATGATGTGACGGCGATGTTATGGCACGGCGATCCATCAGCCTTTAACCGTTCACATCGTCGCCTGTTAACGTTGCCCGGTAACAGTCGCGCTTTTAACAGCCCGACTTTCCAAACTACGTTTCCACTTCCTGCGGTGACTGGCATTGGACGGATTTAAACCCGGACGGTTCTTGGACGTAATACACACTCTAGAGAGTGTGTGTATTACGTCCAGAGAGTAACGGGCGGATTAAATCCAATTCCGTCCGAATTAAATCCATTATGTCCTTTCGTCCAACAACTCTAAAAACAGTTACACATCAAAACGTTAAGCACCCTACCCTACCGGACACACCCTTAAACCGTTCTTTTACACAGCTTCAACGTGTGAAATAAAAACGCATTTTTCGGACGAAATACATTAAATCCGACCTGTTAACAAAAAAGGCCTAGCAAACCTGCTAGGCCTTTCCGCATTTGATGTCGCCGGCCGTCACACTGGCGCGCCGTTCGCTTCCAGCCATGCTGTCAGGTCTGCGATGGCTGCCGCACTGTTCTTTGCGTTCCACCGCTTGCCGTAGTCCTTGCCGCAAATCTTACCGGCCGTGGCCAGCATGTTGGCCGGGCTATAAGCGCTGTTAACCTTCATCCCCGTCTTTGCGTAGAACATCATCGCGCGCCGTACCGCCATCGCGCCGACGACATAGGGCGGGCTTGTCGGATAGGCCGGCTTCAATCCCAGTGGCGTCATCCCCGGCATTGCTGGTACTTGTGGCGTTTTCATTTGGTTGGTCCTTTTTGGTTGGAGTTAAAAACAGCGAATTGCGCTGCTTAGTTTTTGTGTCAATCCGTACTCGCTTACGGTTCCGACATCGACGAATGTTCTTGCCCGGCCATCAACATACCCGGCCGCATATTCTTGCCCGTACACGGCAACGTCTGGCGGGCAATAGTCCTTGCCGCTTTGCCCGTCGCGATACCCGTCTGCGTAAAAACTTGATTTGGTCATTTGCTTTGGTCCTTTCTCAGTTGGTTGCGGTTTTTAACATCCGGCCGCCATGCTGTCAATAGGTGTATATGCTCAATTAGTCTAATAGGCCATTTGACCCTACAAGCCTTTAAAAAACCTCCCCGCTACCTGCTATCCCCGCACCGCCTTTAAACCCGCCCACGGCCATCCTTGCGGCTCATTGTAAACCGTTCTTTTACCTAGTCAATTCGCCACTGTTATGGAACATTTAGACCATATAACCCTATTGACACCATACACGATAAGGGCATATAACCATCACAGCGACCAACCAAGGACCAAGGACCATGAAAAAAGACCTGTACCAGACAGTAACAAACCGAATTCTTTCTGAACTGGAAAAAGGCTGTGTGCCATGGGTCAAGCCATGGGCAGCGACAGCCGGTGCCAATCAACCTTGCAATGCGGATACCGGCCGGCCGTATTCGGGCGTCAATATCATCCTGATTTGGCAAGCCATGGCATCTAATCCGCAGTGGACGACTCCCCGCTTCCTGACGTTCAAGCAATGCCAAGCGCTAGGCGGACACGTCAAAAAGGATGAGCACGGCATACAGGTTTACTTTGTGAAGCCGCTACTGGTTAAGGGCAAGAAAGAACAGCCAGCCGGTGATGAAGAATTGAAGCGCATCACCATGTTGCGCGAATTCACCGTTTTCAACGTCGCCCAATGCGACAACTTGCCGGCCCGTTGCCTTGGCACAGTCGCGCCAAAAATCAGGAACAAGGACAGCCGCGACTCTACCGTTGACTCATTCATTGCCACGCTTGGCAGCGACTTGAGGCATGGCGAGGACCGGGCTTACTACGCTTCCAGCCATGACTTTGTGATGTTGCCTAACTTCCAAGACTTCAAAGGCGCTGACCATTACTATGCGACAAGCTTCCATGAACACGGCCATTGGACTGGCAACGAAAAGCGGCTTAACCGCGAATTCGGAAAGCGCTTTGGCGACAAGGCCTATGCGGCGGAAGAATTGGTCGCTGAACTCACAGCGGCTTTCCTTTGCGCTGAATTCGGTATCGACGGCGATTTGCGCCATGCGGCCTATGTGTCGAACTGGATTGCTATTCTAAAGTCAGACTCCAAAGCATTCTTCACAGCGGCAAGCGCTGCACAAAAGGCCGCCGATTATATGCGCGGCCTTGCACTCGCAGAGCCGCTTGCAGTCGCGGCCTAGTCGCTATCTAGCACGGCCGGCGCAATGCCGGCCGTGTCGGGATAGCATCTAAGGCTATCGACCAACCAAGGACCAAGACAATGCCGAGCAAAAAGAACGTCTGGCGCAAACGCGGCCGCCTTGAATTCCGCCGCGAAACGAAACGCTATAGCGACGGGACTCCATGGGGCATTGATGTGCTCTATGTCCGCGTGAAAAAGCGCGACTGCGCCATCGTCGAACCTTTTGAGCTAACCAGCTACCGCGAACAAGGCAAAACGCTTTCTGTCCTGCCATCGCTAGGCAGCACATACCGCATTGATAGGCCGGCCAGAATTCCGGCCATCATCCGCGCAAGCTTGCGCGGCCTGTAGCCAACCAACCAAGGACCAACGCTATGACCCTCACAAAGCGATTACAGGCTGACAAGGCGCGCACCATGCGCGACCCCACCAGAAACGAAATGCTTACCTTTCTCGCCGGCTTTTATCCCGGCGAGGCAGACCAATTTGACCGTGAGGCCGCAATCTACTGGTTTGCAAACGACTGGCATGGCGGACAATGGTCAAATCTTTATGCGGCCTTGTGTGCCTCGATGTACCGGCCGGGCCTGACCAGCAATGGAGTCCTGCCCGGCAGCATGGCGGCCATGCTCTATGAAGAATTGCAAGCGCGCTATTGCGAGGTGGCAGAGGATAAAGAGGCGCGCATTGCACGCCACTGCGAAGCTGATGAGCCGCACCGTTGAACATATCAGGCAGACTCCAACCAACCAAAAGGACCAAGGACCATGTGGAAATTTTACGACGCATTCACGCAACGCAGCGAGGGTTACCAGCCGCAGCAAGGCCCGATGCCATTAAAGCGCTGGATAGCGGACGGCAAGCGCCACAAGCTGCACTACCGCGCACCCAAGCGCCCGAAAGTCACGCCAACCACCGACTCGCAATTTGAGCGCAAGGCCGCCGACTATGCCCGATGGCTTGCCAAGCGCGACGGGATTGTGTTGCCCAACACATACAGCGTTAGCGTGATCTGGTCAGGTGTGAGCGCTAACAACGCGTCCCGATGGGAGCGCAGAATTCGCGCCGTGACTTTCGGGACCGTGACAATCGACCTGCCTAACTGGGACTTCATACCGGAGTCCTTGGCAGAGTCGGAACCACTGCAAGAGGCGGCCTAATCAGTCGCTATCGCAGCACGGCCGCGCAGGTCCGCCACACCCTGCCGGCCGTGTCACGATGGCGATGGTGCCGTCAACCAACCAAGGACCAAGACAATGGCGAAGCTTATTCTATCGACCTACAACGCCCAACGTTCAAATGGCTTTCTGCAAGTCGCGCTTAGTATCGGCAGCGATGGGCCGCTGCCGTCAAAGACGGTAGAAATTAAACGCACCATAGATGCGGCGGCCGAACTGGAAACCTACAAACAAGAGGCGGCCGCGCTTGGAATTCCGCTTGTCGTTTCCTTGCGGATTGCCAGAGGCGACCGTTCGCCGAACGGCTTTGATGCGTTCAATGCCGCCGGCTTCCATCCTGTTAACGTCTAAGCCATTAGCCCTATTGCCTTGGTAGGCAATAGGGCTATATACCCCAACCGACAACCAGCAAGGACCATAGACATGACCCGTTTTGTCGAAGCGCACGATCTGGAACCGTATGCAATCAATACCGGCGAATTCTACCAGACGCACCTTGCCCTAGTTGGCAAGGATTTAGGCGAGTGGATGGAGCACGTTCGCCAAAAGGTCCTAACACGGTACTGCAAAGAAATTGAGCCGGTGAAGCTGGCAAACGATGTCAACATCGCCGTGGCCACCAAGCTGATGGGCTACTACATCCGCCACACCAACGAGTCGAAGGCGCTGGCAGACTCAGAGCGTAGCGGATTGCCGCCGACGCCGTGGGAATTCCGGGGCAACGGCGACACGTTTGCCATCGTGGACAAAAACGACAGGCTTGTTTTTGAACTGCCCTACATCGAGGAAACCGACAAGGAGCCGCTAGACACAGCAAGCGGCCGGCTTGTCGTGATGATTGTGGACGCTGTGAATGCAAAGGGACGCAATGACCAAACGTGAATTCCTAGCAGCGCTTAAAGAATTGCACCTTGGCACTGCCAGCAAAGCGACCGTGCGCGCGCTTGGCGTGACCGTGACGCAGATTCAGCGGCTGGCATCCGGCCGGCAACGTGTCACGCGCCAGCTAGAACTGTTGCTTCATATGTATCGCAAGCACGGCATCCCCAAACAGGTGCCGGGTGAGTAGTACCGCCCTGCCAATGGCCGGCATCATCGCCATTGTCTTGTGGATCATTTTTGATGATGCGTTCTAACCAACCAAAGGACCAAACAAATGATTCTGATTCTCCTGCTGGGCCTCTTGGCTTGGCTCATCATCCACGTCGTTGTCTGGTGGATCACCAAGGAGTCGGCGTGATGGACTGGGTCGTAGGGATTGCCGTTTTGTATGGCCTTTATTGGCTGGCCCACAAAATGATCGACGTTTTTTTATATCCGCCAGAGGTTAGGGCGGAAGAAGCGAGGCGCGAAGCTGAATGGGAGGCCACTCGCAAGAGTTACGAAGCCATGCAGGAGCTACAATTCCGCAACCGTATGGAAGAAGCGAAGCGACAGGCACGACCATGACTAAAGCCGTCATTGCCTACTATCGGGTATCGACGCAGAAGCAAGGCCGCAGCGGGCTGGGCTTGGAAGCCCAGCGCGCGGCGGTGTTGCGTTTCATCGAAGCCGAACAACTAAAGCTACTGGCGGAATTCACAGAGGTGGAAACCGGCAAAGGCTCAGACGCCCTTGACCGTCGCCCGCAGCTTGCCGCCGCCATGCAGGCAGCCAAGAAGCAAGGTGCTTCGATTGTGGTGGCCAAGCTCGACCGCCTTTCCCGCGACGTTGCGTTTATATCGACGCTGATGGTGCGCAAGGTGCCGTTCATCACCGCCGAATTGGGCACGCAAGCCGACCCGTTCATGCTGCACATCTATGCCGCACTGGCAGAACAGGAACGGCGGATGATTAGCCAGCGCACCAAGGCCGCACTCAAGGCCGCCAAGGCGCGCGGTGCCAGAATCGGAACGCCGGACTTTGTA